GTCATAGCTTTTCAACGCCGAAATCACCTTGCCCAATTCGTCTTGGTTGCCCATCGCGAAGGCCATTGCCCGATGGATCATAATCCGCGATCCGTCGGCCATTAGGCGATTCTTGCCAGCCAAGAAAATCACGCTAGCCGCCGACGCTGCTAGGCTGTCGTTGATCGTTGTAACCTCCCCTGCGTAGTCTTTGAGTAGGTTATGGATCGCAATCCCCTCATCGGCCGCGCCGCCTGGGCTGTTGATCCGAATAGTCACCGCTTGCGAGCCGAAAGCCTTGAGGGCCTTTAGTACGCCGTCTTTGGTGATCGGATCTTCTGCCCATCCATCGCCGACGACGCCAGATAGGTGGATTTCGTTGGTTTCGTTGAATACTTCGATCATTCTGGCAAGCCTTTCAAGCTAAAGAGACGATTTTCCCACGTTTTAACCTCAGTTTCGACGGCTTTTTGAAGCGATTCACCACCGTATTTAGCCGCCAATCCCGCTAGGATTCGCGTTGATTCCTGGCAGTGAATCCTTGCTAGGTCACGGTCAAGCCCGATCGCTTCAATACTGTCGGCCAATTTCGCTTCCCATTGCGGGTACTTTTTGCCGATCCAAGCGACAAACTGAGCCTTTTTCGATGCATTAATAGCGTTATTGCCCTCGGTCTTGATAAGCCCCCGAAGCATCTGCTCGACGGCTCGATCGTTTCGGGCTTGCTCTTGCGTGTCCTCTTGGTCGTCTTCGGGCGTGTCTTCTGGTTCGGGCTCCGGATCGTCACCCGATCGCTGAATGTTCGGGTTGATGAATTCTTCGCCGCCCTCATAGGGGTTCAGGTCTAGCTTAGACCGGCATTCGTTGGGGTTCATAATCCGCGACGATACCGCCACGGAGAACGCGTCGATGGTTTCCTTTAGGGCGGTTCTCAGGATCGCTCCGGTGTTGAACTTGAAGTACGCTTTGTTTTTTCTGATTTCCAGTGGGGTCAAGAGCTTCATATCGCATTGCTCCTCGAACTGGACTAGCCATCGATCAAGGCATTGAAGGTAAGCTATCTGCGTTTGCTCTCTGGAGTTGTACGAATCCGTTTCGCCATCGCCGGGCATTCCCTCAAGACCAAAGAGCATACCGATATCCGCTCGGTTGAACTTTTGCAGGTCGACGAATTGAGCGTCTGAGTTGGACATTGAAACCGCGTTGGCCTTGATGCCTTCGCGCAATAGTCCAGCCTTGCCAGCGTTATCCGATCCTGCCTCGGACGCATTAAACGCATCGATAAACTTTTTTGCGTCGGATTCGCTGCGAAACATTGCCGGAGGGGCTTCCAGGAATAGCTTAGCCCGAAAGCCTTTTGCGATTTGCTGATTCTGGAACTTTATCGCCTCTTTGGATGTACTAAAAACCACGTTCGCCAAGTCCAGCAATCCTAGCCCGTCAACGCCATTCCAGGAAAAGCCGCTTATGTGCAAAACGTCGGAGTCTCGAAATACGATGTAGCCGTTATTGTCGGTATCGTAGGTATCGAATAGCTCGGTCTTGTTTTGGTCTTCAGGCTTGTAGGCATGGTACTTCAAGCCCTCATGAATTACCGTCCAGGTTCGTTCAGGCATCATAGGAATCAATTCCTCGACGCCGCTGCCGTTGCGGATAATTGCCGCTCTGCCATTGCCCCGCATGATTGCATGGCTCAATAGCTGCTGCTTAAATACCGTGGGGCTTTGAATCTTGTTTGGCTGTTTCCTCAGTAGCCTGTAGCCATCATGCTTGAGGTCGTTTTCAGCTCCTTTGCCGACCACCTTTTTTACGTCGATCGGTAGCCTAGCAAAGTCCCCGGTAAGCTTGTTGTGGGCGAAGAACGCCGGAGGTATGCCCATTGCATCCTTGATGCCGACCCTAGCCGGATTAACATCCCAGCCGAATCCAGCCCATTGAACCAATCGAGAAAGCATGTCCATTCATTCGCTCCTAAATGACGTAAAGTTTCCCGGTTGATCGCTCAGGCTGTAGGCTTGCGATTCGATAAGCCATAACCGCCGCAACGATCGGATCGATCTTGTCTTTGCTTTTGGCCTTGTCAAACATCCACCTATCTTGCCGATCCTTGGCAATTATAGCGTTATTCGCGCACCAGCGTAGTAGCTTTGAGTCGGCAAATACTAGCCGCCCGTTTTTCATTAAGTCGATAAAGCCGCGAATAGCCTCGTTGAAGTTGGCTTGGTTCTGCGCCATTCGAGCCGCGACGACGCCCGCCTTAGTTAGCTTTTCTCCGAGTTGCTGCCCGTTGTATGGGTCATACGCCGCCGTCCCAATGTCGTTGGCCTCAAGGTCTGCCAAGAGCGATTCGGTAAGATCCTCGATAGGATAGGTCGCCTTGGTTATTTCCTCATCGAAGATGAATTGCGAAAAAGGCATCGCCGTCAAGTCGCGATTGCAATTCGCCGCGATGTAAGCCTTGGTCCGAATTTCATAGCGGTAGATTGTTTTACCGTCGTCTGTAATGTCGATCGGGAATCGAGCACAAAGAGCGTAAGCCGCTAAGTCGTCGCGTGCTCCAAGGTCAATGCCAGCCCCGTAGCCGTCGGCCTGCGACCAGTCCGAGTAGGGCTTAACGCATCGCTCAAAATCCTCAAGGTCGAACGCTTTTTCGGTCGATGATACGATACGGTTGCCGTGGAAACGATCGAGCAAATTCCGTCCGATTGCGGTGTGGCGAAACTTGTTGACCTGTTCGCGAAGGTACTCCCGCTTAACTGAAATACCCAGGTTCGGATTGGCCTTAATCCAAGTCAATTCGTCCTCGAAATCATCGTTTTTGTCTAGCTCGTAGATTAGAACGAATAGGGTTTCGTCCTTGCTAACGCCCGATACCACGTTGGTAGCATAGTTGTATTCCTGTAGCCACAAATCGGATTTATCATCCCCTGCGGTTGTGATAATGACATGCAAAGGCTGGGACCGTGAGCCGCTGCCCGTAACCATCGTGTCGTAGAATTTCCGATGGTGTTGGCCCCATGCGTGAACCTCATCCATGACTACGCAATGCGGGTTCAATCCGTCGAAAGGCTTGTCCGAGGATACCTTGCGGATATAGCTGCCATTGTGCGTGTACGTGATCGTCTCGTTCCGGATGTCGGTTCGCGTTTGCATGGTCTTGGATTGCTGGACCATCCGTTCGCATTCGCCGTAAGCGATGTTTGCCTGTTCTTTCTTGGTCGCTGTCAGGAGGATCTGCCCGATAGCTTCCGGCTTGCCTGTTCGCGGGTCTATATCGGCCATCGCTAGGTAGTGAGACAGTCCCGCTACGAATGTAGTTTTGCCATTTTTCCGGGCCATCGACCAGTAGACTTTGCGAAACCGCCTAGTCCGATCCTCATCGCGCCGCCATCCGAAGATATTCCATAGCCCGAAAATCTGCCAATCCTCAAGGGTCAGCGGTTTGCCCGCATACTCCCCGATCGAATGCCGAAGGATGAGCGGGAAGAATTCGCAGACGCTAGCTGCCTTAACCGCATCGAAGTAATACGGGAAGTCCGGCGTTGATTGCCTGCCCATGTCCAGCCGATAGCGGAGGACGGCATCCTTGACGCGATCGCAAGCAACTACCGAACCGTCTTCGACGGCTTGGCAGTAGTCCTCGACACGTAGCGGGATGCCACTTGCGATCAACTTGTTGACCTCGCTAGCCACTGGGCGAATTCGTCTTCCTCTTCGGTCTGTGGGGCCTTGAGTCGCGATCGGCTCGATGGGGTTAAGCCTAACTCTGCTTCCCGTTTTAGGATCCGGTCGCTGTAGGTGTGGAATTGATTCGCCTCGGGCTTGAGTTTAGTCCGCCCTTTTTCATCCGTATCCGAGACATTGCCGCCCTTGATAGTGTCCCACAAGGCAAGCATCATCGAATAATCAAGGCAATACCCAGCGATTAGACCCTGATCGGTCACGGCCAGGAGGTTCATGGATTCGAGTTGATCGCAAACCCAGTGCCAGCGGGATTTTGCAGTCGGATCGTCCTCCACCGCCGCTGGAATCTTCGGCCTTCCTAGTTTCGGTTTTGGCTCATCTGCGTTGCGTCGCTGCGGGTCTTTGATAAATGCACCTGATGCCTCTTTGGTAGCGTTGGAAAGCGGTTTTCGGCCCTTGACCATGCTCAAACCTCCAATTTTGCGGAGACTCGCGAAAGCGATAACGAAGGATCGACGCCGTAAGGTATAAGCTTTTCGCATACCCCCGGGTTTGGCCCGCTGGACGCCTCTAGCGTTTCGCTATACAAGCGCACCGACCACGCTTTGATTTCCATACCCTCTAGCTCTCGGCCCTCTATAGCCTCATGGCAGGGGCCGCAAACGGCAAGCCAATTGTTCCAGTCCATCCTCAGATGGGGAGCGTTCCGAATGCTGTGAATATGGTGCATGTCCTCCGACGGCTTGGCATCAATCGCCCCATAAAGCATAACGCACCGTTCGCACAATGGATGCTTTGCTCTGTACCGTTCCGATGCTCGCCTGTGATCGGTGCCATGCCCTTCGGCCGTAGTGTCTCGACGTTGCGTACTCGCACCGCCCTGGCACTCGCATCGATCGGCAACAATCTTTCCGCATCGGCAGAGCTTAGCCATTGCTTGCTGCCTCCTGGACGCTAAAGACGCCCCTTGCTATTACGCTGTTGGTCCCGCCGGTAATGTCACGCAATGCCCACCGCTTATTGCCGACGCTCGCAGTGACGTCCGTACCAATCGATACGGTAAAGGTCTGGTTCGATCGAGTGATCGAGCCGTTAGCAATCGTCAGTAGGTCAGTCCCTTCGGCATCCTCAATGGTAAAGCTTAAGGTTAGGTTTGTCAGAGTGAAATCAGTAACCACCGATACCGATCGGATTTCGTTTCGGTAGTACGTAATCGTAGTTCCGGCCACTCTCTCAGGGGTCGACGCCGACACAGGGTAGACGTTGATCGTTTGATTGCCTGTGATCGTATCGGTCTTGGCCTTAACTTCATTTAGAATGTTCCCCGCCTCAGTCCCGCTGTACCCTGTAGCAAGATCGGTCGACCAAGGATTACCCGCTGCCCCTGAATCGATAAGAGCCTTGCCCGTTGTGCCTGCCGTTGTGTGTCCGCTGGTCGCCTCGTCCCAAATGCCATCGGCAATTTCGCCAACGGCATCCGCTGCCAACACCCGAGCCGACAGCGCACCCGATACAAAAGCATCCTCGGGAATCGAATTTGGCTCGGCATCGTG